TATAAGATGCAATCCCTTTTCTATTTAAACCACCGCTAGGTGATTTGCCTTCTTTTCTTTGCCATGCAGCAGTTCTTGCCATTATATCATACCTTTGTAGTATTTTTTATAACTTGGGTTTCCTACTGTTTTTCCATCAACATTAAGTTGAATGAAACTACCCATATAGCCACCATTAGCAGCTTTTGTTCTATTTGTAAAGGTCTTGACGTTACTTGGTTTAGGGCCAGTGTTCTGGGCGGCACGTTTTCTGGCAACAGCACTCGCCTTTTGCGAACTTGTCATCCGAGTGGCTTTTGCAAGTGGTACGCATTTTGGATAAGCTCTCTTCTCTCCCTTGCTTCTCCCGCAAGGTTGATATTTCCCGTTCTTCTTCGGTGCTCCGATGTCTACCCATTTCTCTTGTACCCACTTGCGTAAACCCATTATCTTTTCTTTTTCTTTTTGCCACCTGGTTTTATTTTACCAGAGCAAACTGCTGATCCATACATATTTGCATATGCAGATGGATACACTTTAAATTTTCTTTTAGCAGCTGCTTTTCCTTTTGCACAAAGTTTAGCCATTATGAACTCATTGGTTTTCTTCTTTTAAGAGCATCAAGTTTTTTTATAAAAGTTGGTCTTATAGGTCCAGTTCCTTTTGGATCTCTTGGTTTTCTTAATGGCTCTCCTGCAGAAGTTTTACCTGCAGAAATTTTAGGTTTCATACTTTTAAGTTTAGAAGAAGGTTCTCTCTTCATTTTATTTACATAGTTTTCCATCATTTTCTTTTTAAATGGTGAAACTTGTTTAAGTTTTCTTGCAGTTTTTTCTACTACTTTTATTGGCATTAGTGTCTCGCCTTTCCCCATCCTTGTATTTGGATAGATTGTTTTTCGCCTTTTGGATTTCCTACCATGTCAACAGCATTATCTGCTTGAACATCAACAGGACCACCCATTGAAAATACGCCTCTACCTTTTAAGATATCAGCTTTAGTTATTTTTCCATCTTTGTTTAAATCTGGAAATGATTTTTTCTTTTTCATTTTTTACTCCCGTTAGTTTTAATTAAGTCAGTTGCTTTAATTCCGTAGATCGCTGCAACGACCGATACCCATAATGAAACAATCCACCATGGCATTTCCTGAAGTTTCATAAAATATAAATCTAATTTAGCTTGTATCTCTTCATCTTCAGCAAATACGGAATAAAATAAAATAGCTAGAGGTGATGTCAACACTAAAAGTACAAATTCGTCCTTCCAGTCCCCTTTTTGATTCTTTGCAATCTGCCCAGTAAACTCTATTTCACCTTTTTTCATCTTTTCAGCATGCACAATCTGTGCTTCTGACATTATAATTTCAGATTTTTTCTTATTTTTATAAATTTCAGCGCCAGTTTTAAGTGCAGTACCTATAATTGACCATGGAAACATAAATTATCTCTTCTTTTTGCTCATTCCAGCTTCAGAAAGTGCGATTGCAATCGCCTGTTTTCTTGATTTTACTTTTTTTGGTGATTTCCCAATGTTCAATTCACCTTTTTTGAACTCTTTCATCACTTTTTTTACTTTTGCTTGTCTTTTTTTCATTACATACCATCCTTATTTTTTAGTTCATGTTGTAAAATTGTTTTTTGAATAGAAGTATCAGCTCTTAAGTTTGCTAAATCTTCATTTTGATCTAATTTTTGCTGATCCGTCATTTGATTCATCATCGATTTCATCTTATCAAGGTTAATTCTCTCTTTTCCTTCTTGTTCTTTTCGATAATTTTCTTGTGCTCTTAAATCAAGTTCTCTTGCTCTTAATTTTGCAATAGGATCATTGTCAAATTGTGAAGTAATTTGTTTTTCTTCCTTCATAAACTCTTCCATCATCTCTGCAATTAAGATTGCTTTTCTAGATTCTATTTTTTCTGTAACCATTCTAATTTGCATTTGCATCTGTTGAGCCATTTGTGGATTTTGTTGCATCATCATTTGCATTTGTTGCAACTGTTGTATCTCTTGTTGAAACTCTACTTCAACTTGTTCTTGAGCCATCAAAGAAATATGTTCAAAACAATTTTTTTCTAATGCAGCCATAATAGCCGGATTATTTCTTGCCATATTCGTTGCCATAAAATTTAAATGAGCAGTCATGTGTGCTCTATGATCTTGACCAGGAAACGCTTGGAACGGTTTCCCTGCTAAAGCATCGATGTGTTCTAAAGCAGGGTCCTTTGGTTGTGGGGGTTGTGGTCGAATTAAAATTTTATCAATATCTTTTACACCTAAAGCTTCATACATATTTCTATAAACTTCATATTGATTATGAAGCATAGGATTAGATGTAGCCAGCTGCAGCTCTGTCTGCGCTAGTGAGATACGCTGTGTCTGTGAAAAAATATTAGGGTCTGCAACTGGCAGGATGTCTACCCTGTCATCAAAGTCCTGTTGTTTAATCATTCTTTGACCACCCACTACATCGTATGGGTATTCTTGAGGTAGATACAGTTTAAATACTCTTGCAAGCATTTTAAATTCATTTTTAAGAGCAGCATAAATTCTTTTATGGATAGCAGACATTGTTCTGCTTCCTCTTTCTAACAAGGCTACGGTCGTGCCCACAGCTGCTTGTTGATTCCCATCCCCTACTTGCAGGTCTGCTATGGAAGCAAATCTTTGTCCTGCAGTAACAACGACACCCATAAGCTGTAAGAGAGTTTGACTAGGTTCTTTAAATGGTAACATCATAAATGAATCTCTAATGTTACCGCCAGGAGCATCTACGTCTCTAAATTCTCCAGGTTGTATTGATTGTGCATCATCTCTAATTCTGATTCCTCTTTGTTTGAAACCAGCCGGTAAATTCGATAATGTTCCGGCATCTAATAATTGTCTTAATGCAGAAGTTGCTGTTCTTGATAAACCACCAATCATGTGAATTAAACCAAATCCGTAAAAACCTAATCCAGGTAAAAATTTAAAATGAACAAAATAATTTATTCTATTTCTTTTTGGATCATCAATTTCATAGTTTCTTTTAATAGATAAAACTTCTCTTGAGTTTTCTTCTAGGGTTACAATGTATGGAAGTTTAATTCCAGTCGGCTCACCATCTTCAGGATTTACATCCTCAAAACCTTCTAAATCTAAATTAACATGGTACTCTAATAAATTAAATACGTCTTCATCTCTACCTCTAGTTCTTCCTTCGAGTTCACGTTCTTTTTGTTCTAACTCATCTTCTTTTAATTGACCTGGTTTAATTTCTATATCTCGATAAAAACCAGCAAACTGTTGTTTACGTAATTCATTTTCAGAAATCTTAATTCGATGAATAATTGCTTCCGCATCATCTAATGAGGTAGCTGTGTACGGAACAATTAAATCATCTGCAGGTACAAATTTAGAAACTGCTCTTCCTAAAATTTCATCGTAATAAACTTTTTTAAATGATGATCCTGCTAGTGGTAAATAAAATAACATCTGATCAAACTCAGGTTCATATTCTTTCATTTGATCCATCAATTGATAGTTCATGAAATCTTTTACACGATTGGACTGTTGAGTTTTTTCTGGAGTTGAGATTCCGATTACTTGTGTTCTGACTGGTCCATCGGCTGGCAATAACTCTTTATAAGCGAGCGCCTGAAACTGAGTAACAGCTTCAGCAAGCACCGGATGAGTGGCACCCGAAGCACCCGAGAATGGTTCCGTCCTGTTTTCATATTTGAATCCTAACAGATCTAAGCCTTCTCTGTAAGCCTTTTCCCAATCTTTTCTAGAATTTTTATAATCTTGATAATTTTGAAATAATTCGTTGGATAATCTTCCTAATACATCATCTGGTAAATGGTCTGCTAAATTGTCGTAATGATTTTCTGTTCCTGCAACAGATCCAATTCCAGGATCATAAGTAATATCTACAGAGCCATCTTCATTCTCTTGAATTTCAACTGGTTCACCTTCTTCTGATAATTGTTCTTGTTCTTCTTTTTGAGCTTCTTCAATCTCAACTTCAGAAGGTACGTTAATCTCTTGCTCTACGTTTGGAAGAGCCTTGTCTATATCTGCCATTTATTTTTTCTCCAGATTGTTTGACTGTTTTAACAGTATTATAAGAAATATTCAAGCCTTGTGGTGTAGGACCTGATTTAGGGGGTATTGTAGTTGTTAATCGTTTAGTCATTGATCAATTTCTTTACATTTTCAAGACTATCAATAATTTCAAATTCTGCATCAATATCTACATCTCCTTCAGGATTTATTCTTGCTATTTCCTGAGCTTCATAATCAAATTCACCAGGTATATCATAAACTTTTTTAGTATCTGGATTAACATCTTTATAAGGTTTTCGATAAAGAATCTCAGCAGGTGCACCTTTATCGGTTTTAAATCTAGCAAGAATAGTTCCTGAATCTTCTATTACTTCAGCATCACCATAAGTATATTTTAAACCAGGTAACTCATCATAAGTTTTTAAAGCATCTTCAAAATAACCTTTTTGTTTTACGGCTCTAACTAAATCAAAAAATAAAGACTCTGCTTCTGTAATTCCTTTTTTAACAACAGGAGATGTCATAGCTTCTTTAACAGGTTTTTTTAATCGACCTACAACTGGTAATGACATTATCCCACCCATTATTTTCATAAATGTTCTTCTGTCCATCTTAGGTGGTTTACTTCCATCTTTTAAACCAACACGACCACCTATTGCATAATTTTCTGGTAAAGTTGTTTCCTCCATTAATGGTTGAACTTCAGTTGCTAAATATTCTTCTTTTTCTTCTGGAGTCATTGCTTCTAATTTTTTATATTCAGCAACTCCTCTCTTACCTAATTCATATAAACCTTCACCTGCTAATGCAGCTATACCTACACCTGAAAGTCCTGCAGCCATTCTTGGACTAATTCCTAAAGTTAATGCTTTTCTTAATAATGGATTTGTAGTCATTGCTTCTGCAGATTTAATTAGTCCGGGAGCTGCTGCTAATTCTGCTTCTAAAAAAGTTCTATCAAGTGCACTTGTTGGATCCACTCCTATTAAAGTATTTAATGCAACCATACCTGCCGGTGTTGATAAAGCAGCTTGACCAATTTGTCCTAAAACTTTTCTTCCTGTTTTTGTTAATGCAGCTCCACCAACTGTTGTTACTCCTGCAGCTGTTCCAGACATAACAGGATATTCTTTTACAAAGTCTAAAACTTTTTTATCCCAAGTTTCTGGATCTCCAAATTCTATATCTTCTGGTACACTAACTGCTTGTTGTGGTTCAGCTGCTTGTAATGGATTATCTTCTAATGCATCTAGTGTCATACTTGTTGCAGGTATACCAATACCTAAACCCATTAAAGTTGATTTTAAGTTTGCACCTTTTTGATTTGCAATTCTACTTTTTAAATCTTTTTGAAATGCATTAAATGTATCTCCAGAAATAATTCTGTCATTCATTCCAACATTTTTAAAATAAGTGTTACTGTGTTTTATATTTTTTAATATTTGTGAATAAGTTTCCTCTGGTGAAGTTTCAAATACAAAAGGAGTTTTATCTTTAAGTTTAACTGTTTTAATTCCAAATTGAATATCCACATCATCTAAATAACCACCTGTTTTTAAATTAAAATCTTTTTTTAAATTTTTAATCTGTTTAATAATTTCTGTTCGCTCTGATGGCTTGGCATTATTGTACTGATCAATATACTTCATTAAAGGTGTATCAAAGTACTTTAACTTTTCTAAATTAAATGCAGCGGGTGTAAATTCTGCTTTTGCTAAATAAGTACTTGGTATGTAACTAGCACTTTTTTCACCAATGGCTCTTGCGATCTTATGTTCTTGTACTAAAGATCCAGAAACATCTCCTGTTTTTCCAGATAATAAATCAGGGTATTCTTTTCTAAGTTTTTCAGATATATTTTTTCTTTTATCTTGAGTTGCTCTTAAAGTTTTAGTTAAAAAATTAATTCTATTTTGAGTTAAA